CTTTTCGCGTCAATTAAAAAGAACACCTGTTCTGGTCTTGAAGTAAATCCAAGACGTTTGCCGTAAGGTGCATCACCGATAAGTGAGCCATTCACAACAAAGCGTTCGCCATCCATTTTTTGATGGAAGTGACCACAACATGAGAGATACGCTTTTTTGTCGTTATCCCAACGCATAACTGCTTTGACCATTGGTATAGTCAGACCACCGAGACCGCCACCGTACTGGACAGCATGACCATGATGGAATCTGATAAGGTGTCCGAGTATATCAACGTAGTTATGATACGACCTAGAAAGAACAAACGTCACACGCTTTTCATTTTTGAAATGGTCTGCAAGGAAGTTGTACATCGCCCACTCAAGCGACATCCCCTGCTCACCACTAACGTGAACCTTCTTTGTAATACGGCTGTGATTGCCGACAGTACAAGGTATCACTAGTTTCAGCTTTGAATTTGCGAGCAAGAACTCGATGCCAGAAGCAATCAAATTCTTAGCAAACGTCATCGCATCAACAGGACCCACTTCACAGCTTGCCAGCAATTCTTCGTGGATATTGCCAGAAATGAAGTCACCAAGTAATGCTACACAGAGCGTCTCAATCTTTATCGCTTGCTGTTCTTTCTGAACCAACTGGAGGGTGTGCTGGAAGAACTTCTCAGCCCTACGCTTTGCAATCTCCATGTTGTATTCGTTAGAACCGTTTACAGTATCTGGCCTGACGTTTTCTTCAACGTGCCAGTCCGATGCGAGTACCACGGCAACTGCTTCCCCACCAGAACCTTTGGAAGGTTTGATGGTATAGGTGGACACTGGTACCTTTGCTTGTATGAGTGCCTCGATATGCTCTTCAAGCACTCTTACTGCTTTTAACGCTATCTGGTACTTTACATCCGTTTTCTTTTCAGAGTAGTTGAGCCTTAGTTTCTCCATCTCAATTTGGAACTGTTTTTCTGGGTCTTCAATCTTAGTATTCTGGGTTGTTATCTTCTTTGGTGGAAGCCCTAACTTTGTATAGGACTTTCGTACAGACTCTGCTGTACGACCTGTTTTCTCTGCCAACCACTTGTAATCCTGTCCTTGGTTTTTCACCAAGAACGCTTGGTACTGTTTAGTATTCATGGTGACCTCCTATAAGTTAATGAACTACTATTATTAATATATAAAACATCCACTACTTATAGTAGTTATATTTTCCCACGATATACACATGATAACAACAGGGTTATCCACAGGGGTCAAGACTTGACGTGTAAACTATATGTATGAAAAACACAATTCTACAAGGCAACAGTTTAGATGTATTAAAGACATTAGAAGAAAACAGTGTGGACTCAATCGTAACAGACCCACCATACGGATTATCCTTTATGGGTAAGAAATGGGATTACGATGTACCAAGTAAAGAATTATGGGTAGAGGCTATGAGGGTACTTAAGCCAGGGGGACACTTACTTTCATTTGCAGGCAGTAGAACCTATCACAGAATGGCAGTAAACATTGAAGACGCTGGGTTTGAGATACGAGACCAGATTATGTGGGTTTACGGTTCGGGATTTCCAAAAAGTCACAATCTTGGAAAAAGCGTCAATTCCCTTGAAACAAAAGAGTGGTCAAAGATAAGCAATGCACTTGACAATATAGACCAAAAGACTATAATTGAGTTATGGAAAGACAACTCAAACAATGTGAACATTGTGGAAACACAATCAAAAAAGAATCAAACAGAAACTGGAACATGTATGCCCAAAAACGTTTTTGTTCAATTAAATGTTGTGGAAAAAACCAATCAAGAAAACAAAAATGTAAATGTGCTAACTGCGGAAGTGAGCTTCTGCGAAGCCCTGCAATCGCCACAAGACACAAATCAACCTACTGCAACCCAAAATGTAGAAGTGAACACAATACAATCACAAAAGGGTGCGAAATTTGTGGGAAGATTATCACTAGACCGAAATCACAAGTCTTGGAGCATTTTTACTGCGGAATGCAATGTCAGGGAATGGCTAAACGAAAACACAACGGTCAATCTCAAGGTAGACGAAGCCCTGAAGACCTTGCGTGGAAATCAGAAATACTCAAACGAGGAAATTACAAATGTTCTATATGTGCTACTGACCGACACCTTGAAGCTCACCATATTAAATCAATCAAAGACTTTCCAGAGCTTAGACACAAACTCTCAAATGGAATGTGTGTCTGCCACCAATGTCATTATTACGGAATACATAATGGAACGCCTAATTTCAAACACGGTAGATATTCTAAAAAGCAAGGCAGTGGATAAGTTGCAAGGGAATGAGAGGGAGGTAACAGAAGGTGGACAAGTTGCTGTAGGACTTGGTGGAGAAAGAATGGACGGAGGAAAAGCTAACCCTGACTACAAATACACCAAAGGCACCTCACCATACGAAGGCTGGGGTACAGCTCTTAAACCAAGCCATGAACCTATTTGTATGGCACGCAAGCCACTATCTGAAAGCACTATCGCAGAGAATGTATTAGCGTGGGGAACGGGTGGGATTAATATAGATGGGTGTAGGGTGGCAAGTGAAGACGATTTGTCTAAAAGATATAAAAGCTCATTCCAAGAGGGTAATAGTCAATTTGTCAGCGAAACAGCAACTCATAGTGGCAATAGAATGGAGATTAAAGCTCCTGAAGCAACAGCTCTTGGCAGATTCCCCGCAAACTTTATCCACGACGGAAGTGATGAGGTGGTAGGGTTGTTTCCTGATACGAAGAGTGGAAGTAAACCATGTCATAAAGGCAAATCTATTCTAGGAAGTGAGCATGGAGAAACAAGTCAGATTATAGAAAATGCTTATGGCGACTCAGGAAGTGCCTCACGCTTCTTCTACTGTGCGAAGGCTTCAAAGAAAGATAGGAATGAGGGGCTGCCAGAAGGCGAGACCTCGACGCATCCCACAGTTAAACCCACCTCCCTTATGCAATACCTAGTAAGGATGTTTACCCCAGTTGGAGGAATTTGCCTCGACCCCTTCATGGGAAGTGGGTCAACAGGCAAGGCTTGCGTACTTGAAGGCTTTGACTTCATAGGAATAGAAATTAGCGAAGAGTATTGCAAAATAGCAGAAGCAAGGATTAACTCGGTAAAAAAAGATTAGCATGAAGAAACCAGACGGTTTTAATTTTAGAGAAATTCTTAAATCCAAAGCAAGAGGTTTAAAACCTCAGGTGTGTCGCTCTTTAAGTAGTCCAGTCTGCCTACAGACATTCATCGTTACAAGGGAAGAGCAAACAATGTGTAGAAACTGTTTAGTCTTTAATGACTTACTGGGTGCTCACCCTGTAATAAAAGTAAAAGAAATAGGTCCATCAATGTCTTAGCAAGATACCTTGCGACGGCGTGAAGCCGGATTTCAGAACACGACAGACCTATTCACTTGTCAATATTATACCACGCCTTTAAATAAAAGTATACAAAAAGCCACCCTAGGGGTGGTCTTTCCGTAAAGAGATAACAAAAAATATATGCGCACACGTCTGTGCTTGTACACTATAACATATACGATAGAATATGTACACGTGCCAGTTAGTCCTGATGTACAGGAGTCTCAAGGCTAGGAAAGTGATGTGGGCATGACTATACCTATCACCATCGACTTGTAACTGCAATGTTACATACCCCAAGAGTCAAGCCTCCCCATGAAGGTACATACAAGTAGTGGGAAAGGTGGGGGATAACGCAGACGAGCATCAAGGCTTATGCCGAGTTTAAAGACTTCGATGATGGGTACGCCGTCCATCCTGCAACAATGCCGTATACTTAAGGTCTACGGTTTTTGTTTTGTATACCGTGAATATGTGTCATTTCTCCGTAGTATTTACGGTTATCTTGTTTCTGATAATGGTCTCAAAGTAGTTGATTGCCTTAATGTTCCTTCTCGCACATTCTTTCCATGCGTATCTCATTAAATGTTCTGTGTACCCAACTTTATGAAACATAGTCCACACTCTTTTATTATTAAAATATTCCTCTAATTGAATCCCAAGGTCTTGGTAGCTGTACTCAATCTTATGCTCCACTGGTTTACTATATCTCTCTTTTAGTATCTGTGATATTTGCATGTACACAGTATACAAAGCAGAACCAATTTACAATACGAGTTATCCACAACTTTGGGTTATCCACAGGGGGGTACTTGCATACATTTATATGTTACATATAATATGAGTGTAATAGAAATATTACCAACGGAGTGGTACAGATACAAAGCCTTTTCAAGGTACTACCTGTAGCAATACAGCTAGTCCGTTGAAAGGGTTTTCGTTTTTTGCTGATGAGAAAGTAGGCGAACCTAACAGCTACTCATTGGATGCCGATTAAATGTTAGGACTTGTTACTAGGATGTGCAGACAGGATTCTGCTACCCGATGCGAACAAGATTAGTTACACGCTTATTAGACTGCTTGCGTGATAACACTTACCCGACGAGCCAAAGGACTCTTAGGAGAGAAGCAGAAACTTGATAACGAGAGAAATCGTTTTTTATTCAAGGAATACACAGTCTGATACAGGCTTTTACTAGCCCTATACCCAATGCGAACAATGGAAATACAATACCCTGAAAAACAATCCGAATTTGAAATACAAGCAACTCTTTTTAATAAACTAGTAAGTTTAGGGTACGACGTGAGGGGTGAAGTAACTTATCGTGACTTGTCTGCGAAAAAAGGATTTAAACAGTCTAGGTTTGATGTAGTTCTATTTAAAGACAAAAAAGCAATTTTAATTATTGAAGTAAAGAATTATAAAAAAGAAAATTTTGAAACAAGACAAGACATAAAGTATAGAGGTTTTGGAATAGATGTGGTTTATCTTTCTTCATTAGAAGGAATAGATGACCTTGTTTCGTACATAATAACCTGTGGATAACTCTGTATAAAAATAGAAAATTCATAGTAAACTTATGTAATGACACCAGAAGAACAAATAGCTTTAGTTAAAGAAGAGATTAGTTACAACGAATACCACAATTATAATTCAAGTGATATATTAGACCATTTTGATACACATAAGCAATATAGAGAAGCAAGAGAAATATACTGGGACAATATGATTAGATATAATCTATCTCCTTATGGAAAAGAAATACCACCTGTAAGAACAGCAGACGAATGGACACTATGGTTTGCTTTTAATGAACTAATGAAACGTAAGTTTTATTTAAACAAATGAAGCGTACTCTTAAACAAAACAGAGCTCTACATGTTTGGTTCTCTGAGTTAGCAAGAGAGTGTAACAACGCAGGTATAGACCAAAGAGTAATGGTGAAGAACCTGAGAGTAGATGTTACTGAAACTTCTCTCAAGGATATATTCAGGTCCATAGGATTTGCAAAGTTCGGTAAAGAAAGTACAGCAGACTTAACCACTAAAGAACTAGTAAATTGCTACGATGAGATGTTAAGAATGTTAGCAGAGGAAGGGATAGAGTTGTCGTTCCCAAGTTACCAAGACACAGACGGTTATATACAATCACTGAATGAAGAAAGTAACAACAGCTAGTTTAAAAAAGAAACTTTGGAAAGTGTTTAGTTTGTACATACGAACCAGAGACAAGAACATTTGTTTTACTTGTGGAAAGTATGCAGAAGGGAGTGGCTATCATGCTGGACATTTTATTGCTAAGGCGTCAGGTGGTCTTGCTTTGTACTTTCATGAGGACAATGTAAAAGGTCAGTGCTATCACTGCAATATAAATCTTGGAGGGAATTCTTATGTGTACGGTTCTAAGCTAGGAAAGAAAAAAGCAGATGAGCTGTATAAACTAAAGCAACGAACCGACAAGTGGTCTATCCAAGATTATTTAGATAAGATAGACTATTACACAAACAATCTATGAAAAACTTATGGGAGCAATCAGGGGGTAAACAATGCACACTATGTGGCAAGTCTTTTGCTCAACTTTATTCTGACAATATAGGAGGAAGGTACACAACGGGTTGCTGGAGCTGTCTCTACAAGAAATAGTTATCCACAGGGGAGTACTTGCAGTTTTGGTGCTACAGGTGTATTATATAGAGGTAGAGAGTTGATGGGGGATGTAGTTTAATAAATCAGACGAACACCTGAGTACAAAGGCGGTGTGGTAGTACCACCTTCCCCACCAGCTCTCTACATAAAATATATGTACAAACCTATCAAACTAACAATACAAATAGAAGGAGGTGACACAATCTTGCTGTCAAAAGAATATCATTACGAAGATTTAGACCAGCTAGTTTTATCAAACGATTCATTATCATATCGTCTAGCAGAGATGGCACAAGAAGAGGTCGGAAGATTAACAAGACTAAAGTTCCTAGAAGAGAATCCAGAGTTTTACTCAGACACTTTGATTACTCCAAAGGAAAGTGTGACACCAATCTAATATGGAAAACAGACCAGACGGACTCTATGGTGAAGTAATGGACAGAGCAACAGGTGCTAACACACGCTTTGCTACACGACCTCACCAAGAGACAACACAGTGGGAAATGCGAGCTATCGACGCAGCATTATTACTAGAAGAACTAAATGAAAAATATGCCAAGTAACAATATTGAAACAACGATACATACAGCATTTGCAAAAGCACAGTCAGAGTTCCCTAAGATAAGTAAGGATGCTACTAATCCCTTCTTCAAGAATAAATATGTATCACTCGATAACATACTTGAAGTAGTTCTACCAATCTTACATAAGAATGGACTTTACTTAACACAGTCACCATGGACAGATGATAGAGGTATCGGAGTAGCTACAAAAATAGTACACGCAGAAAGTGGGGAGGAGGAGCAAAGTTGTTTTACACTTCCTTTAGCTAAGCAAGACCCACAAGGTGCAGGGTCAGCAATAACATACGCAAGACGTTACTCACTCCAAGCAATGTTAGGACTTAACTTTGAAGATGATGATGATGCTAACCGAGCAAGCGGCAAGAAGACAACTACTAATAATGACGAACTAGATTTCTAATATGATATACAAAAACTTTCAAGACTTCTTACACGAGAAACACGCCGAAAACTACCACGGCACAGACGATGACATGCCAGAAGCGTTTGAGGGATGGTTAGAGGACACGAGCGTAGATACAATCATCTTTTATGCAGACACTTACGGAGTGCTAAAGAAATTAGAAGGGTTAGACAGGTCTATAGAAATATTAAAACAATAAAAACAAACACATGATATTCACAAACATTTCATTATCAAAACTAGTAGACACTCCTGTGGTCGGCGACAAGATGCCATCTCACGCAATCGTAGCCAGTGATGACAAGTACGAGAACAAAACAACTGTAGGAAAACTTTGGATGAAAGAGTACAACGGAACTAAGTATCTATCAGGAGGTCTTAATAAAGAAAATAGAAAGTACCAAAAGAAAGACGGTACACAAGGTGAAGAGAAAGGATACGTTGTTATCTCAAGGGATGACTACAACGAATTAGTAGCGAGCAAAAGCAATCAAGGACAAGAAGTCCAAGGAGCTGGATTCAATGGAGCAGTGGAGGATATCTCTGCTATCGACTTCTAACCCACACAAC